CCGGAGCTTTCTTTTTTGCTGGGGCTTTTTCGGCCACGTCGCCGGGTTTTTGAACCCTGCTAGGTGCCTGCTTTTCCCATAAATCGTCGTGTGTGGACATTGTTTCCTTAATCCAAGTAGGACGCCCAACCGCCTAGTTGATCGGGCGCCCTACCGGGTGTTATTCCCTCTAGTTACTAGAAGGTCGGTGCAATAAGGCCGGTACCAGTGATGGCGCTAATTGCCTTGGGATAGCGGCCCGGCACGAATCCGACGTAGGAGTACATAACCAGCGTAAGCGTAAGGTTAAGTCCGGCGGTCTCGTCCATGCGCATCATCATGTCGCCATCCTCGAACAGCAGCATGTCTCCGCGAGACACCACATAGACGGCGTCTTCGGTTCCAGCTCCCAAATCGGTGCGGATATTCGCGTCGGTAACGATAGGAATACCGGCGATTTGTAGCCCGGTATTTCCGTAACCGGCCACTGGCCCTGTACCGATGGTGTTCTGCGGAACATTTGCCACAGGCACGACCAAGGGCCTCTGGTTCCCGTCTGATTCTGAAGCTAACCAAGCTGCGCGTCTTGGGTGCATGACGATGAGGTCCGGCGCCCGATAAATACCGCTGTTTATTTGCTGGATAGCGTCGAGCAGTTTTTTGTAAAACTCTGCTGCGGTTGGGCTGGCGTCGGTATAAGTGACACCGTTAATGCCTGATACCTGCGAAATGCCGAGAAGCTGCCCCGATGACCCCGAACCGTTGATTAGCTGGTTGTCGAGGGTGGTTGACATAGCCGAGGCCATGTCGCCCGTTACCAACGCATCTATACCGGTGCCACGTTCCATAGCTTGTCTTGAAAGCTGCTGACCGCTGGCGATAGTGCTGATGTTGCTTGTGAGCAGAGTATCGTCCACGTCGGTTTCGCTGATGGCCGAATTCTCCGTAGCTTGTATTGCCGCTGTTGATCCGGTGGTAACTCTTGAAATGTTAAGAGTCATACCAGAATCAGGCAGCGGAAGGTTACGGCATTGGTCGGCAAAAGGACGGCCTGCGCGAGCCAACGGGGCAGCGAGGTCTGTCAAGTATTGCGGAACTACGAGCCCGGCAAAACTGGCCGTTGTGCCGTCACGGGTGAGGACCATTTCTTGTTGATGGCGTTGGATACGTTCCGACGCTGCAACATCCTTCGAGACAACGCTATCGATGAAGTCTTTAACGAAAGACACGTCTTTTTGGTTGTCTTGCCGGTAGGTGAGCGGTTCTTCTTTGACGACCGCCTGCCCGGTGGCTGGTTCTTCGGTTGGGTTTTCTGCGTTCAACGCTCTTACCTCTGCTCTCATGGCGTCAGCTTTAAGCGTGGCCTCTTGCATTTGTCGTAGATCCTCGATTCGACGGTCAAGAGTGCTGGCGCGGTCTTGAAAGTCTGCGAGGTTTTTGTCTTCATCTTCGGTCAGGTCGCGAACTTCGTCCGCTGCCCTGTTCACTAAAGCGGTTTGCATCGCCGATATTTCGGCGCGCTCCGAGATCAGTTGATCTAAGAGTTTCATAAAGGGGTTCTCCTATGTCACGTTCGTTTGATCGAAGGTGGCGACAGGTGCAACCGCGGCGTGTCGTCGGCGTTCACTAAAAACCTTAGCGCGTTTCACCGTCTAACAAGTGTCTCCACCTTGCAAGCCGTGGCGCTTGTGTCTTGTCGTCAGGATCGAACGCCCGAGCCGCTATTAATTGGGCTTCTCCGTAAGCCGGAGCGGTAGGAGCTGTTAGCAACGCTACGTGGTCGAGTTTTGCTTCTACTCTGGTTATTTGGCGTCTGCCTTCGATTTTGCTTTCTTCGTTGCGGACCGGCACAAAACCCACAGAGAACCCGGAAACGTAACCGTTTTTGGCGAGTTCTAACGCTTCTCTAGCTCGTTCGGTTGGTGCTACCTCGAAATCGGCTACGAGTCCCATAGCGTCTTTTTCCCATGCCGCCGATTTGCCTATCGGCATGTTCTCCCGGTCGTGTCCATGCATTAACGGGATTGTGGTCCCACGTTCTTTAATTGACTTGTCGAAAACGCTTTTACCGAAACGCTCCACATATTTTCCGGCGTCGTAGGTTGCGTTAAACGGTGCGACTAAAGCAACTATGTGGTGTTGTCCGTCGGTTTCCCGTATTTCTAGGTCGCTTATTTCGAGTGTTGTTCGGTGTTCAATTTCCATAGTTACCCCAAAAGGTCATCGTGAGCGACTGAAGCGGTCACGTTTTCCAAATCTCGTATTTCGTCAACTGTTAGCCAGCCGCCTTCCAGCGCTGTTTTGTGTGCGTCGAATCGTTCGCTACGTGAACCCCTGATTAGGGCATCAATGTTTAGCCTGGCAACCTGTCCCCGTGGGAGTTCTTGGGTAAAGGCTTGCTCGACACGGGAATACCAGCCACGTAAACAGAACCGAACAAAGTTAATCGAGTCCTGTTGCACGTTTTGGTAGGTCATGGAGCCGCCTTCGCTGGGAACGTTCACCATGTGCGAAGGAACCTTAAACATTGTGGTCACTTCCCGAGCCGAATTAACGCGAGCTTGCACGAACTCTAAATCTTTTGGTGAGAGCTGCAACGCCTGATATTTAATGCCGGCAGATAAAACCGCTGGTGAGCGTTGCCGTCCACCGTGAGCCGCCACGAACGCCGATTTAAGGTCGCTCGCTTCTTCCCGTGTCAGCTCACTGTCAGCCTGTAGAACGCCGGTAGGAACTGCGCCGGTCGTATAGAAGTCGGCGGCCATTTCGTCGCCGGCTATCGCAATTCCGAGAGAACGTCGAGTAGCGGTTACCACTCCGAGTCCCTGCATAGCGCCCGGAAGTGTCATACCCCGAACGTGCATAATGTCGTCAAACGGGACGGCAACCCCGTTTACCTGATATTCAATGGCGCCCGTTTGTGTCGTCCTCACTGACACAACGTCAGGGTTTAACGGTATCGCTGTTTGTGGATATCCGAGACTGTCCCGGTCCCCTAACAGACAGTAGGCGTTTCCAGCTAACAGCAAACTAGTGACAATGCTTGACAGTGTGTCTATGCGTGTCGATGTTGGGTCTGGTTGTTCTAGTAGTCGTGGCGTTGGTTGTACGAGTTCGCCCCGGCGGTACGAGTGAAACGGCAGAGAACCTATTGAATCAGATATAAGTTGGACGCATGCGTAAACCGTTGGGATAGTCAGAGCGGAATTGTTCGTTACGCTTAACGGGCCTGTCAGTGGTTGCGGTTGCATTCCTCGAGAAGGGATCACAAAGTTAATGTCGCGGTCCTCTGTTTGTCTGCCTCTTAAAAGTCGAGTAATCACATAGACATCCGTTCAACGACGACGCCAAGGAACATTAAAGCTCCGCACAAGACAAGCCCAAGACCGGCCATGCCGCCTAATACAAAAGCGAAGTAACTAGCCAGCCCGAAGGCGAGGAGCTGTAGAAAGGTTCCGAGCATCAATAAATTTTTGGTTTAGGTGGTAAGACCACTGGTTCTAATCGTAGTGCAACGTCAACCGCCATTATGGAAGCTACCGCCGCGTCGATTCTTCTTTTACTTTGCCGGCTCTCTTTTGTGACCCGAACGCCGTACCGGTCCGACCGTGTGTGACAGTTCGCGACGTGCCGAGATAGCGCCGGGTCGTGGTCGTGTGAAAGTGCCCGAGTTAATACCAGTTCGGTAAATTGTGAGCACGCCGGAACCATACGTTTAGGGCTTTGCGGATATTCGATGAGTTGAGCGCCCGTTAACGATTCGATTTGCAGCATGGCGTGCTGCATAGCAAAAGGGTCATAAACGACAGCTCTTGGCGACCATTCTTCGATTAGCTCCACTAGCTGGTGCGATACTTCGTCCAGCGGTACTCGCCACGCATCATCGGCACCTATCGGCTTTTCCCAAATCCGTAACACCTTTAACCGCTTGTCAGGTGTCGCCGCCACTATGACCGTCGAGTCGTTAGCAAAACTGGCATCTACCGCAAAAACTACGTCTTCGTCTCCCGGCTCAATATCCGCCGTAGGGCAAGCGTTAAACTGTTCCGCCGATAACCACTGTTCCCGGTCTTTTGTCCACTGTCCCAAATGCAACCGCCTAAACTCGCCCTCCGGTAATTGTAGAACCTGAGATTGCAAATAGCCGTCGTCAATCCAATCTCCAAACGCCGGATGGTAACGCCAGGCCGCTAAATCGTCATGCGCCATATCTTCGGGCGGCGGATTCCAATACGACCACCAAGTCGGGTCTGTGATTTCCCCGGCTTTAACCCGTTTGTCGTATTCGA